AAGGTACGTGAATTAAAAGCCAAAGGTGCAAAACCAGGAACTAAATTTAAAACTTCAGATGGACAAGAACATACATTAGAACAAGCGATCACAAAAGTTGGTTTGAATGTAGAAGACTTTTTTACAGCAGAAGAACTTGCAAATGAAAATCCAATGACACAGGCAGACTTAGACAGTGAAAGATTTGGTGAATTGCATGACTTCGAAGAGTTCAAAGATGCAGTAATGAGTGACATCAAAGATCCAAAAGGTCAATACGCAGGAAAATCAAAAGCAGAAATAATTGCAATGTTGCGTAAAGAAGCAGACGGAATTGGATATGCTGATGTGTCAGATGGAGATAGACGACCAGAAGAACCAACTTGGTTAAACAAGATTGCAGATGAAATGGAAGACGAAAGATCAGATGAAGGTGATAAAGATCCTGACACAGATTTCACAAAATGGTTAAAATCTAATTACAACAAATCACCAAGAGATTTAAAGGGTGACGAGTATGTAAAAATGTCCAAGGCATTCCAAGCATCAAAGAAAAAAGAAGATATTGAAGGCGAACCAGAGCCTGAGATTGATTTGGATGAATTTGTAAAAAGTTTGTATGACTACACTACTAACTGTTTTCCAAAAGGTGAAACAGCAGTACTTACAGCAGTTGAGAAAAAATATGGCGACAAAGCAATTAAACCAGCGGCTGTAATTATGTCAGAGATAGTGTCAGGACAAGATCACGAAATGGAGAGAATCAAGAAATTAGCAGGTGTATAAGTTTTTAAATAAACATATATGCAATGCGATTAAATGATTTATTTCCTACTCCAGTACTAGTAGCAGACTTAGATAGTAAAATTGCTGATGATATTGAGTCAGCAGTTGTATCACGTATTGATAATCTAGCAAGACACAAAGACCAAAATAGCGACTTCCACGAAAAAGATAAACTGTTTGATATAAAAAAGGATTTTGAACCTTTGTACAAATTTTTTGTGCAAAGTTTATATGCTTATAAAGAACAAACAGGAACCAAAGCATCTGAAAGTGATTTTACTTATTGGTTTCAAGATTATTCAAAACTAGGTGACTATCATGCTAGACATAATCACGGTACTGATGGAGTGAGCGGAATATATTGGGTAAGAGCAAGTGAGAATGCTGGACAAACAGTATTTTATAATCCTAATGCAATTATGGAATATGTTCATCCAACACAACAAACAAAGTATAACAGTACGGAACTAGGATTCAAACCACGTAAAGGTTGCTTACTTTTGTTTCCGTCATATGTCAACCACAGTGTGCTACCGAGTCCGAAAGAAGCAGTGCGAACTACCATTGCTTTTAATTTTGGACCAGTAGAATCATAATATACCATGTTTTTGGCATATTTACTGTTGACTTTATAAATAGTAGAGTGTAGTATATAAAACTGTGCTACATGATTAGGCACTAGCGAAGGCTAAAATTTATAGGAGGCAAATATTATGGCTACATTAGCAGAAATTCGTGCAAAACTAAAAGACCAAGAAACAAGGTCAACAGGTTCTAACAGAGGACCATCCGACAACGCAATCTACCCATTCTGGAATTTAAAAGAAGGTGAATCTTCAACGGTTCGTTTCTTGCCAGATGGCGATAGCAACAACACTTTCTTTTGGAAAGAAAGATTAATGATCAAACTCCCTTTCGCAGGTATTAAAGGTGAGACTGACAGCAGACCTGTACAGGTACAAGTACCATGTATGGAAATGTATGGTGAGTCTTGTCCAATTCTTGCAGAAGTAAGAGGTTGGTTTAAAGATCCATCATTAGAGGATCTAGGTAGAAAGTATTGGAAGAAAAGAAGTTACATCTTCCAAGGCTTTGTAACTGATAATGCATTACAGGAAGATGGAACTCCTGAAAATCCAATTAGACGTTTTATAATTGGACCACAGATTTTCCAACTTATTAAAAGTGCATTAATGGATCCAGATATGGAAGAACTGCCAACAGATTATACTTCTGGGGTAGATTTCAGAATTACTAAAACTTCAAAAGGCGGATATGCAGATTATTCAACTTCAAGTTGGGCAAGACGTGAACGTCCTATTACTGAAGAAGAGAAGGCGGCGATTGACAAGCATGGCTTGTTTAATCTAAACGACTTTCTTCCGAAGCAACCAAGCGAAGTTGAGGTCAAGGTAATCGGCGAGATGTTTAGAGCATCAGTTGATGGTGAAGCATATGACACTGAGAAGTTTGGACAGTATTTCCGTCCAGCAGGTGTTAGTGCAAAGACAGGAGATCCGGTAGCACCAAGTACTCCTAAAGCGGAAACACCAACAACTACTGCTAGTGTAGAAACTCCAGCACAGCCGGCTCCAGAGCCAGTTGTTGAAAAGGTTGAAGAAGCACCAGCGACTGCAACCGCAGAATCTACAACTAACAATAAGGCGGAAGACATTTTAAAAATGATCCGTTCAAGACAAGGCTAATAAACTTGTAGGGAGTAGGTTTCGGCCTACTCCCACTTGTTAAGAAGGAGAAGTTATGGCTAGTAAGGCATTTGACGTTAGTAAGTTTCGTAAAAACTTAACAAAATCCATTACAGGTATGAGTGCAGGATTTCATGATCCGACTGATTGGGTTTCAACAGGTAACTATGCACTCAACTATCTTGTATCAGGTGACTTCCATAGAGGAGTGCCACTGGGCAAAGTAACAGTCTTTGCAGGTGAATCTGGTTCAGGTAAATCTTATTTTTGTGCAGGAAACATTGTTAAGGCGGCACAACAACAAGGCATATTTGTTGTACTTGTTGATAGTGAGAACGCACTTGACGAAACATGGCTTCATGCACTTGATGTAGACACATCAGAAGAAAAATTATTAAAACTTAATATGTCAATGATTGATGATGTTGCAAAAACAGTATCGACGTTTATGGGCGATTATAGAGATATGCCAGAAGAAGAACGTCCAAAAGTATTGTTTGTGATTGATTCACTTGGTATGTTATTGACTCCAACAGACGTTGATCAGTTTGGTAAGGGTGACTTAAAAGGTGATATGGGTAGAAAGCCTAAGGCACTAACGGCACTTGTAAGAAACTGTGTGAATATGTTTGGTAGTCACAATGTAGGACTTGTAGCAACTAACCATACGTATGCTTCGCAAGATATGTTTGATCCAGATGATAAGATATCAGGTGGACAAGGATTTATCTATGCAAGTAGTATTGTTGTTGCAATGAAAAAATTAAAACTCAAAGAAGACGAAGACGGTAAAAAAGTAACTGACGTAAGAGGTATCAGAGCCGCTTGTAAGGTTATGAAAACAAGATATGCTAAACCGTTTGAAAGTGTACAGGTTAAGATTCCATATGAAACAGGTATGGACCCTTACAGTGGACTTGTAGACTTATTTGAGAAAAAAGGACTACTTACTCAACAAGGCAATAGACTTAAATACGTTGATTCAACAGGCAAAGAACATTTAGATTATCGAAAAGACTGGACAGGCGAAAAGTTAGACATAATTATGAGTGACTTTGCAAATATGGTAGATGAGAAACCTGCAGAAGTCGTTGATGAAACAGTTGAGGAGTAACAATAGTGATTGAAGCGGAATCAAGTCATGTTATTGACATTTGGAATTTGTTCAAGGAATACGTAGATAAAAAGCAAATTGAAATGGTTGCTGAAAAATACGTAGACGCCTGTGCAGATATGGGTGTCAGTGATGAGACATTTAGAGATTCAATGGGAAGTTGTGATCATTTAGATGCGGCCATAAGTTATTATTTGGACCTGGATGAAGATGGTTTCGATGACTCAGAAGATGAAGAATGGTAATGTGGTATAGCAAAATATCAAAAGATATCAGTAGTATTCCAGATGCTCTTGTATATTACGAAAATGAACTAGCCGAAGCAAAGCGAGAGGTTAGCATAAAAGGTAATGTAGAAAAAGCATCTGCGAATATGCCTGGTATTGTTGAACAAAGATTTAATCAATTACAAGAACTTGAAGCAATATTAAACTACATGAATCTTGAATTAAGACGTTTACGTAGTTCTTACTTTAAAAAATATCTAGAAAATTATCAAAGAGCACTTTCAAGCAGAGACGTTGAAAAATATGTTGATGGCGAACCAGACGTAGTTGATTATGAAAAAATAATTAATGAATTTGCACTTATGAGAAACAAATGGTTAGGTGTCTTAAAAGGACTTGACCAAAAACAATGGCAACTAACAAACATTGTCAAACTCAGAGTGGCTGGTATGGAAGATGCCTCAGTATAATTTTGTCACAAGTTTAAATAAAAAATATTGGGAATTAGGATCTCGCGAAAACATAAAAACGTGGGATAAACATCTGCCCGAAGATGTAAAGATACACATTTTTTCAGAAGACCTAGAAGTAGATACATGGTATCATAATGGTAAACTTTCACCAAGAGTTATATGGTATAGTATCTATGAGTCGTGTCCTAAACTAGTAGACTTTTTAAATGTCGGTGAAAAGGATCCATTTTTAAATGGTGACATAATGGCAAAAGAAAAGTTTAAGTTTAAATGGCAAGCCACAAAGTTTGCACATAAAACATTTCCTATTTTTAGAATGGCAGAAGGCACAGGCAAACTTGTTTGGTTAGATGCTGACGCCATGATACATAGTCCAATGGACCATAATTTTTTAAATAGTTTGCAACCTGATGGACACGGAATAAGTTATTTAGGAAGACCAAGTGTCTATGATGAATGCGGTTTTATGATGTATGACCTAGACAACGTACAAGTAAAACAATTTTTAAAAGACTTTGAAGAAATGTACACAACATTAAAATTAAAAGAACTGCGTGAAACACATGACAGTTTTATCTTCACAACATTAAGATTACAAAACAAAAACAAAAATTTATTCTTTGATTTAAACAAGGGTGCTACAACTAACAAACATCCTTTTAATAGTTCTATTCTTAGACCTAAAATGGTACACATGAAAGGGCATAACAAAAAAGCAAAGATGGGTAAGTTTTTAAAACGTCATAAGGTAGAAATATAATGCTTGAACCACACCTTGGCGGACACCAGAACAAGACACACTTGGACAATGGAGCATTGGATTGGTTAATAAAAACCTTTAATGCTAAATCTTTCCTTGATATAGGTTGTGGTCCAGGCGGTATGGTTGAACTAGCAAAGTCTAAAGGTTTACTTGTAAAAGGCATAGATGGTGACCATACACTAAAGAGACCTAATGAAACAGATTATACTTTACATGATTTTAGCAAAGCACCACTGATACCAGACTTTGAATACGACATCGGTTGGAGTGTTGAATTTGTAGAACACGTAGAAGAAAAATATATACCAAATTATATGCCTTGTTTTCAATCTTGTAATACAGTTGTTATAACTTATGCACCACCAGGTTGGGAAGGACATCATCACGTTAACTTGAAAGATGAAGATTACTGGATACAAACATTTGCAACAAATGGT